ATTCCTCGTCCGGGTTGACATCCATCAGAGAAACCGCGCCCGGCTTGCGCATGGATTCAAGAGCCTCACCCGCGTTTCCCTCCTCGACATAATGGAACAGCACACTTCCAGCAAGGAACGCATCATAGATCTCTTTGGCGGTTTTATCCGCCTTGGCATACCCATCATCATAGGTGATCTCAACAATCAGCGGACCGGAGGAACCGCTCGTGCCAGCGGAACCGGAATTGTTCATGGGTATAAATCCTCCTGTAGGAGACAGCACATATTCCGTGCCGCCGTTATCGAAAGCGTAACCAACGCTCCCGGCGGGGTACTGGCTGGCAAGCGCGTTCAACTCGTCCAGCGTGTCCGCGAAGATCTTCACGCGCCCGTCCGCCTGCTCGCGCGTCCGCGCGTACTCCTCATAAACTTCTACCGCCATTGTGCTTTCCTCCTCAAATCACGCTGTTGATCCCCTTCAGAATCTCGGTAAACGCCCCGATCCCCTCCGGGTAATCCTGCTTGCTGATCTCGTTCAGGGCTTCCACTCGTTCCCGCGTCACGCGATTGTCCCCCGCCTCATAAGCGGATGCGAAGCGATAAGCCACAAGCTCCCTGTGCTCCTTGCACAAAAGGGAAAATGCCTTCACGGCGTCCTGCACCGGGCCGCGGAAGAAGAAATCAAAGGTGCCCTCACTTCGGATCACTTCTCCTTCGCTATAATCGCAGTTGTACTGCTGGCGCTGCTCTTTATCGAGTCCGCTGAGAATGATGAATTTCCGCTTATTAATCAGCATCGTGCGGAGCTGATTCTGAAACTCCCCTTCAAAAACAGAGAGGGGAACCGTGAAAATGCGTCCGCTTCCGCTGATATAGCGTCCAGGCCCAATGCTTACCTCGTTGTTCGGCAGCGCGGAATCGACATACAGGATCTTTACGTCCGGCTCCTTGGGCGCGACCATCTGATAAACCGGCTGTGCCGCCTCAGTTTCCTGCGCTTCCGCCGCGGCTCGCTCTTCTGCTTCCTTCGCCGCTTTTTCTGCCGCTTTCTTCGCTCTCGCCGCCGCAAGGCGCTCCGCATTGGCCTTCTTCTGTTCCTCTGTCATCTGCTTTGCCATATAAATCCCCTTTCCTGGCATTGTTTTGTTTATTTTATGGGCTTTCGCCCTTATTCTCGTTTCGCATGTGCAGAGAGGCTCCGGTCGGAGTCGAACCGACGCGCTCCCAAGTTCTGCATTGGGCGCTCTTCCTCTGAGCTACGGAGCCGTTCTGCTCTTATTCGTCCCGGCTCTCAGGCTCGGAGTCTTTGTGCGCTTGCGCGTCCTCCAAATGCCTTCTGGTCACTTCCAAAAGGAGCGTTTTCAGCGCGGAGAGTCCCGCCATGCAGGCCGCCAGGATGGCTGCCTTCCAGGCGCGTCCGTCCATCTCAATGCTGAAAGTTGCCGGAAGCGTAATAAGAAAGCCCTCCAAAAAGGTCCAAAAGGCTCTTTCCAGAATGTCCTTCCAGTTCATCGGTTCTCCTCCTTCAGAGTTTTCGGATTGGCAGGGCTTGCACCTGCTCCATCAAACGGTCCAGAAAACCGTTGCCGTGCAGCTCATTGTGATAGATCTTGTGCATCTCAATGAGATCCTTCAATTCCTCCGCTGTCATCCATCCCCTGTTGATGAAGCTCATTCCCAAGTGCTTGATCCGGTCATACAACAGGATCATCAGCCCCATGCGCAGATCTTCAATGGCCGCTTGGGTCTCTGTTTTCTCGGTGCTCTCTCTGTCCTCCGCCTTATCCGCTTTCTCAGCCTTGCGCTTTACGCCGAAAAGAATCAGGGAGAACACTCCCGTAACAAAGGCCGCCCCGGCGGCTCCTCCGATGATGGCAAGGAAAATGTCCATCGGTATGCCCCCCCACTTGATTACGTCCTTTTTTCGTCTCATCCCCTGCGGGGAGGCGAAAAACGCCTCCCCTGGGATGCTGCTTGGTCTGATTAGCCGGTAACGCCCGTCATTACGCCGATGCGGGAAGCAAACGCCGGGGCGATATCGTAGCTCGCCACAGCGAGGCCCTGGAACCAGCCCGTAGCAAGGGTGTCGTCGCCGGGGGTCAGGTTCAGCCGCATGTCGGCATCCTCCTCAAAGGCCATGACCATCGGCGCATAGGCGCGGTTGGCACGTGCAGCGATCAGGATGGTGTCGGTGGGCCACACGGAAGTCATCGTGGTATTGATGGTTCCGGGGGTCACAGTCCGCTCGATCTCATAGAGCCGAACCTTGTCGTGGGTGGCGATGTAGCCGTTTTTGAAATACTCCTCACCCAGCAGGGTCATAATGGCGGGTGCCAGCGTAGCGTCCTGGGGGATGATGCGGCGCAGCGCGGCATAGTCGCCCAGGGCAATGAGCTGATCCCGGCCAACGCGGTTCGCGGCGGCAACATTCTGCGTCAGGGAGACCCAGTTGTTGTCGGTGTAGGAAGTTGCCCGGAAGGCGGCGGGCAGGTAACGGTTGTTGGCAGCGGCAGCCAGGAAGGCGGTGGAGAAGGTCTCCATCAGCTTCGCGGCATAGCCACCGGCAACAGCGGCCAGCGTGTCCACCATGCCGGTACCGTTGGAGACGGCCTGATACCAGTTCACACGGAACCGGGTGGCCTTGGGCTTGGGGTTCACGGTGATAGAGCCGTTCCAGAGCTCATGCTGGGGGACGCTGCGCAGAGAGGTCCACGCACTGTCATACCACTGGAACACGGCGTTGGAGGTCACGGGCACCTCCAGGGTCTTGCCCTTGCCCACGGTGGAAACGGAAGCCATCTCGCCCACCAGATCATTGACCAGGGTGGGGGTGACGGTATACATGATCTCGCTGATGATCCCGCTGAGCAGGTTCATGTAGGAGGGGTTCAGCGCCAGATCCAGTTTGGTGAAGGTGTTTCTGTCGTTCCGGTCGGTCTCCTTCCCGGCAAAGTCGTTCACCCGCTTGGCGCAGAAGTACAGGAGATCATCCTGCCACTCAGCGGCCTTGTTGGCGAAATTCGTCATGGAGCCGGTGGTAAAGCCGTAATCCACGGCGGGGCGGCCGGACTGTACGCGGGTATCGTTGTTCCATCTGGCGCCGCGCTCCAGAACCAGAGTCGCGCCGGTGGAAACCAGTTCCGCCCGCTTATCGCTGCCGATGGGGCGCTGCCCAATGGCGGCCAGCGTGGAATTAACATTCAGTTTTTCCATTTCTGTTTTCCTCCTTCCTTACTTACGCTTCGCGGCACAGGAGATTGTAGCGGGCTCCGCCGATCCAGTTGCCGACGATAAAACTGTCGATGCCGAGGCCCTTATCCAGCTCAAAATAGATGCCGGAACCGGCGGCGGGGGCGGCGTTGGTGCCTACCAGCATGCCGTTGGCGACGGTGGCATAGATGTTGGTGGTGGCGTCCACCAGGGTGGAGAAGTTGCCGCTGCCGAAGGCATAGGTCTCACCGGGGATCATTTCGGTGTAGTTATCCTTGGTCCCGGCGGGGATGCCAAGGCCCAGGGTCTCAACGCCAACAGCATAGAGGTTTCCGTTGACGGCGGAGAGCCGCTGCACGTCGCTGGGGTTGCAGGCATAAAGATGCTTGCCGCCAGCGGCGCTGATGCCCATCTGATAGCCGCCCTCGGCGAGATGGGCGCCCTTCTCGCACAGGAACCCCGCGCTGCAGTCAGCGGGGGTAAACACAGTCCCGGCCAGAGAGCCGTAAAGACCGGCGATGTTCTGAAGATCGTTGTTCCGGTCATTGCTCATGCGGAACTGGAAAGCCGTATTAGCAATAAAAGACATTTCCTTTCACTCCTTCTGTTTATTAGTCGTCCGCCTTCTGGTTGGGGTCGCGCAGTTTCTCGCTGATGGTGGCGGGCTTATAGCTGGGGTCTGCGCCGTTCTGCCTCTGCCACAGGCTGATCTTCCGGTTCTTCTCAGCCCGCTTCGTGGTCTCGTCCATGCACAGCACCTTTACCTCGCGGGTAACGGCCTCGTCGCCCTTCCAGTTGCCTTCCGCGTCCACCATGTCGGTGAACTCGCCGCTGTCAACACGGGCAGCCAGATCCCGCAGGATTTCCTCGTCAAAGCGATCCGCTTTTCCGAGAGGGGCATTGATGGCGTTCAGGGCGTTTTTCATGGCGTCCTTGGCGGCCTGGAGTCTGCGGGCCTTCTCTCTGGCCTGCATCTCTCCGATCTGGGCGGTCAGCGTACCGTTGTTGCTGTTCAGGGTCTTATTCTCCTGCTCCAGCTCATTGATTCGCCGGGTCAGATGCTCCATGACGCTCTCCAGCTCCGCCTCGACCTCTTCGCCGTTATAGCGGAAGATGGCGCTCGCGGCGGCTGCCGTGATGCGATCCGGGATCACGGTCCCGTTGTCGCTCTCGGCAAAACTGTAGCCAAAAGGCTCATGAGTCGTGGAGAGCAGAGCCACCTTGCCGCCGTCCTCGCTGGCGCCCACGATGGTGTAACCCTCAAACTTCTTGCCCAGGGCGTTCATGCGCTGCTTAGAAAGCATTGGTTGCTTCACTCCTTTACTGTTGTTTTTTGGTTTGGGTGTCTCATTTTGCGGTTGTTCTCCGATGTAGGAGGCGGCTCTCAAAACCTCTTTTTTCATGCCGTCCCGCACAGCGGATAGTGTGGCGAGGGACTGGATATTCGCCCCCGCCACAGCAGGAACGACCCCATCACCCAGGACAGTTACGCCAAGCACCACATATTCTCGTTCTACCTCAACGTCTCCGTCCATATAGCTATCGGTCACAAGGGTCTCAATGCTGATTTCCATTCCGCCCCCCTGCCGGGCGATTTTGTCCACCAGCTCTTTGCTGTACCAGCGCCAGAGATACCCTGTTCCGACAATCCAGTTGATTTCTCCATCCCGTTCCATTCGGATGTTTGCGTCCTTCGGCAGCCAGCCGACAATCCGCTCCGCATCCGCATCGGTAAAGGATGCGTATTCCTCCCCCGTTTCCGGGTCTACCCGCATCGTGAAATTGTGTCCGTCTCCGATGCGCCTTCCGCCCATTGCATAGGCGGTCAGAATCGGGATATCCTTAAACTCCGCGAGATGGCTTTCCAGGTTGATATATCTCCATCCGTTCCGGTTGGTCTGGTCGTTCAGCATCCACAGCTCCACCCGGTAGAGTTTTCGGTTTCCCGTTTCCATCACCCGCAGCCTGCCGGTAATGGTCCTCACCATGCCGCCCTCCGGGCAGACATTTTTCAGCTCTTTTTGCTCGTCCATTTATCTGCCCTCCTTAAAACAGGCGGTCCTCGGTCTTTTGCCCATTCTCGCTCCCGGGCTCCGGCGGTCTGCCGCCCGGATTGATATCTTGCTTCGCTTCCGGGCTCAGTTCTCCGTCGCCCTGCGGCTTCGGAGGGAGCCCGCTTTCTCCCTGCTTGGCGCTGTAAGTGGAGACCAGCGGGATTCTTCTGTTCAAAACCCCGGATTTCTCCACAAACTCGCTCACCGCGATATCGTCCAGCAGCGTATGCCCCAGCATCGCGTCATAGCGAAGCGTGTCCGTCAGGATGCCCAAGGTCATTCCCTTTCTGGCGGCCTCCATCTCCGCGTCTCTGGAAAAGATATCCCCGAACATGCGGAACCGGATCGGCGTTTTAAAGCCGAGGTCCTCAAAGAGCCAGTTGAAAAAGCGTTCCATACTGCGGTAAATGATCTTCGGGTACTGCGAATTGATCTTCGCGGAGATTTCCGCGATGCCGACCTTCGGATCTGTCGTAGTAGGAATCAGGGAGGAGAGTCCCGCTTTCTGGATCTGGTCAGCCACCGCCGTTGTGGCAATGTTGGTGTTCCCTACCGTGTCTGAAATGGTCTGCAGCTTCAGATTCTTAGCGGGTGCAAGATAAAGGCCGATGCCGGAGGTGTTGTTCTGCTCCAGCATTTGATACCAGAATGTCTCGAAAAGGCGGCGCGTCGATGGGGAAACCGCAATCGGGTCTTCGTTTGGCGACCCGTTTGTGTTGTAAGTCTCCAATTCACCGGTCATAATGCTGGTCAGCGGATTGAGTACGATCTGCATCTGCGCCGCCTCATAATCCGGGATCTGGCTCATGCTCACAAAAAGCCCGGTCATGGGGGGCGTAACATTTGCCGTCCTGTCAGATATCTCGAAAACGAGCGCCTTTTCCGCAGGAAGCGTTACCCAATACAGGGTTTCCTTCCCGACCTGCGCCCATTGCGGGCTCCCGATGCTCTCCGCCGCCCGAAGCTCCTTGAAGCGCTCATGGGGCGTAGAGCTGTAAATATAACGCTCTCTGCTCTTTCCGCCTCTGTCCGGCTCTCCCATCACGGCGTAGAACATTTCCAGGTAGGGCGTAAAGAGATCCCCGAACTGCTCCGGCGTTGTTCCCGGACGCATGAAATACATCATGTTAAACGCCACGGTATATTTCCCCGGTCCGTTGTTGTAGCCTACGATCTTGCACCAGTCCTCCGGCAACTGCTGCAAAAAAGCGTGATAAACCGTCCCGTGGCTCTTATCCACCGCTATACGCGGCGTGTAGAACACCTTTCCGTACTGCACACACAGGCCGGTGATCTCGTGGGCCGCTGCCTTGATGTCCATCGTCTCCACGATCTTCTGTGCCAGCGCCATTTCACGCTTCTGCGCCCCGATATCCGGGCTGTTGGCGGAATAGGTCGGATAGAGATACCAGTCATAAGTAAGCAAATCCTGGTAGACCTGCATAATCAGGTCATAGGTCTTCGCTGAAGAAGCCAGCGAGGCGGAAATCTGCCGCAGCGGTTTTTCGCTCTCTCCGGGCTGATCCACCATTTGGGCGATTTCCGCTTTGCTGTAGTCCGCCGGTCTGGTGTTGTAGCCCTTCACGCGCATATTTTGGATGCTGGACCATCCAAGCATCCAGTTCATACCGCCAGCCGCCTGCCACGCGGAAAAGAAACTGTCAATCGGCAGATCTCCGTAGGTTTCGTTCAGATTGAAAAGGCGCTTTGCGAGGGCGGAATAGGTGTCGCCGTTCCTGCTGTTATTCTTCGCCGTTTCCTGCTCCACGCTCCGCTTCCTCCTTTCGCGCCTTCAGCTCTTTCTCAAAGCGTTGTAAAAATCCTTCCTGCCAGGCGGCAAATTCCTCCCGGTACTGCTTTTCCTGCTCTCTCAAAAGCTCGTTTTGTATGGAAAACAGCCATTCCCAATCATCGGTCTGCAAAAGGGGCAGGAAGGCTTCGTCCATTTCCACGAGCCCCCGCGGCTTCTCGGGCGAAACGACCAGAACGTGATCGGTGTTCGCGTAAAACCAGGGATAATCGTCCGCAAGGGAAAGGTTTTCCTCGGTCAGCAATCCGCCCCAAAGCCGGTTTTCTCGAATCTTGTTCATCCGCGTTCCTCTCGCTTATCCTCTGATTGCCAGTCTTCCAAGGCGCTTTACCGGTGATTTCCGTACCACATACTCGCTGAGCTGCGCTTCCGGGTTCTGTGCGGCGTCTTCCCATTCGTTCCGGCGCCGGTTGAGATAATAAAGCTCCTCGCTCTCAAGGCGCTGCGCCATACGGCAGGCGTAAAGCGTCGCGGACCACATATCCTTCGGGATGGAATTGCTGATTTCCTGCTCTGTCCATCCGGTCGCCGTGAACTGTTTCTGCAAATTGCCGATCTGCTGGCAAAGCCGGTTTGTCGCAAGGTACGGTGCCTGAATCCGCATGTCCTGCAGATCGTCCGTAATGTTGTGCTTCAGTTTATAGGCTTCCGTCCCCTCTACCAGGTTCGGCGTCAATAGGCGCAGATTTCCGTTCTCGAACTCCCGCTCTGCGTAGTCCAGCATGATGCTGTTCGGGTCTCTGCCGTGGCTTCCTGTCGCCTGAATGGGATAGATGCATGGGATCGCCCCCGGCTGCTCCAGTGCGTTGAAGGGCTCCTCGTGGGTCGTGGTACAAAGTGGAGGAAGTCCATCATTCAGGTCCCGATGCAGTTGCTCGATCACGGCCTGGCCGTAGCTTCTGGCGTCGATAATGAGGTAAGGGATCGAGCCCTGGATTCTGTACTCATTCCAGCGCCTTTTGATGATCCGTGCGTGTTCCTCCGCCGATTTGGGTGGCGACGTATCGGCAATGTGGACCAGGCTCTTCCGAAAGCGGTCCATGTTCGTGCTGTGGTGCTGCCGCTCGCATTTCAAGGCAGCCGTAGCGGTCAAAGCATTGCTTCTCGCATCCCGGCTGGAAACGTCGTAACCCAGGATGTAAAAAACGTCCGGGTCTCCGCAATGTCGGTCCTCCATAATGGTGACAACTCTGCTCTCCTGGAGCACGTCGTCACGGACTATGGGGTTCTGCACCGATCCCGTGCATTTGGATTCGCACTCTCTCGCAAACTGCTCCGCGGTCAATTTTTTCTGGAGCATCTTGTAATAGCCGATTGGCTTCATGCGGCATAAAACCACCACCTGCCAGGGAATCCACAGCGCGAAAGCGCTTTCTCCTCGCCCCATTGCGGACCGGATATCCGAGCATATCTGAAAACTCTCGTTCTCCTTCCGGCTGCTGGATGTGATATAGTGGATTTGGCTGTCCAGGTGCTTCGGGTCCGGCTCCCCGTTTACATAGTGCTGCAGGCGGTTTGTGCCGAGGACGATCTGATTGAACTCCGAAAAGTTGAATGGATTCTTGTCCTCCTGGGCGCATTCCTCCGCCACAACGCCGGAAGTGTCAACACCGCGGTCGATATCCATGATGAATTTCGAGCCGTTGGTGGTAGATAGCTTAAAGTGGTCTCTGGAGTCGCTGTCTCGCCTCCAGTGGGCGGCCAGCAAGGGATAATTTCGCTCATAAGAAGCAAAAGCCTTTGATGCCAGCGGCGCCGCCTGCCGCTCTGTTGGCGCGTAATATCCTGTGATCTCGCCCGGCCAGAGAATGCCTTTATTGCACTTGTCGGAGACAATATCGGTCGTCTTTCCGTAGCCGCGGCAGGCGAAGGTGAAGGTCTCCTGATAGCGGGCCATATATCGCTTTGTGACGCGCCCCATCAGGCTTTGCGGATATTCGCAATGCGGCCCCGTGCAAATGTCCTCCAGAATATCCGGGAAGGCTCGAAAAAAACCGATCAGAATCGCCCATTCCTCAGTGGCATACTTGGAATAATCCACCGTCTCCCGCAGCGCCCTGGATTTTTTGACCCTTCCCGCCGCAGACAGCTTGTAACTCACCCTCGGGGCTTTCGTCGCGCCGTCATTCATAGGGCGCCTCCGTCTCCCTCCGGCAACTCTTCCAAACTGTCGTCAAAGCGCATCCCTTTGCTCTGGTGCTGCCTCGTCTTTTTCTCAACCGTTCCGGGGGTCTTGTGATATAATCCGAGATCCCTGTAAATCTGCCTCTCTTTTTCATCCGGCTTTGCCGCGAACTCCCCCAGCGGGTCGTCAGCAAATGAGAACTCCGGCGGCAGGCTTGCCACCTCTGCCTGTCCTTCGTTCCATGCTGTCGCGTTTCGGATGTAGAGCAGCATCTTCTCGGCTGCGTCATAGGTGTACCCGTAGCTCGGGATGGGATTGTAAGAGTGATTCGCCAGGGCCGTCAGCAGCTCCTCCGTATCTGGGATGTGAAGCCCGGCCCGTTCCACCGCCTTCACGATGTCGTCCAGCCTCGCTACGTCCTGCGGGAGCTCGTCTTTTTTTCGGAGCTGTTCTCCCTCTTTTTCGGTCTTAATCATTCCCGCAAGGTCTTTTGCGGTTTTGATGTCTCCGCTGTCCAGCGCCCTGTTTTGCAGGATTACCATCTTGCAGATTCCGATGATGGCAAGTCTGGTCTGCTCGCTCATATAGGCGCGTCCCTCTGCCAGCGCGGAGAACTGCTTATCCAGCTCGTCATACTCCGCTTCGGAATAGGGTTTATCCTTTGGTCCCGTTCCCCACAGCTCCCGGCGGGTATCTTCATCGTTTCTATAACCTTCGGTATCAAGGTCGTCGAGTCCGTCCACGGCTCTGCGGATATCCGTATCTCCGTCCTCGAATCCAAGCCGTTTGCCGTTGTCATAGTTCAGGCGCTGCCTGTTCATGGCATAAACATAGGCGCCCCAAAGCCCGCGCTCCTTCACACTGCTCTTTGCCGCTTCCACGGCGTCAGGATTGAACGGCATATTAAAAAAGGCACAGGAGAAAAAAAGCGCCGCCTGATATCCCACGGCCCCGGAGAGCCAATTAAAAAATTGCTGCTGGCATCCCACGCAGTATGGAACGCGCTTTTTCGCAAAAGAGGCCGGAAGCATCCAACTGTTCGCGTCTGTCAGAGCGGCCCCGCACCGATAGCATTTCATTCCCGTGTTTGCGACCACTCAAATCCCACCTTCCGGCGCAAACCCTTTTTCAGGTCCCCATTTTCGGCAGGGGCTTTCCGCTTTTCGTTGTCTCTATTTATCCATACTGTCAAGCCTTTTTTAAGGTTGAGATCACGCTGGCGACACGCATTTTCAAATCGCCAGCGTGATCTCAACGCTTGATTGTGCGCAATTAAAATAGGCAAAAAAAGGCGCCCCGGCGCGGAGATTCCCCCGCGCCAGAGCGCTTTTCTTGGTCTGCCTTATAGATTATGGGAAGTTGCGCCCCTCCCTCTCTCGTCTTCCTCTGTCATTGCGAGGCGGCTGCGCCGCCGTGGCAAAGCGACTCGCTAAGAGCCTCGCTTCGCTCGGTTGCTCGCTTGCACGGCGCCCGCGGGCGCTCGTCCGTTCCATCGTCTCCGTAGTGGCCCGCCGTCCCCGTAAACCTCCCCTTGTCAGATGAATACATCCTCGAATAGTGCCGCCTGATGACAGCCAGCTTTCACTTTCTGTTATGGCCTCATAGGCTTTCCGCAATAGGCTTCCATCCGTTCCGCGATCTCCTGCGCATAATTGCTCCCGACGGCAAAGATGCCCTGCAGGTCAAAAGCGCGGAGCTCTGATAATTGTCCAAGGGTTCGGATGCCCGATTCATAGAGTGCGCGATAGGCCCTCACTCCAAGATTCAGCGTTTCCAATGGCTCCTCATACCAGGGGGGATGCTCCTTGCTTCCGTCCTCATCCGCAGAAGCATAAAGCCATGCATAAAATCCGCAAACAATTTGCGTCCCGAATGGGCACTCGCCGCAATCCCGGCCCTCACAGTACCAGTCCTTCAGCTCGCGGCTGCTCATAAGCCGAATCCGTTCAAAGTTGGTCACGCCTATACCTCCTCGACATGGACGCCCATATCCTCCACCAGTTTTCTCTTGAGCTGATAGGTTTTTGTGGCCGTTCCTTTCCGGCCTCCCCCTTTGGTGTCCTCCACGTGACGGACCCATTTCCCGTCCTCAATCCGCTCATAGACGAAATCTGCGTAATAACTGGCCCCTCGGAAGCGTTCTCCGGTCTCTCCGTCCGTATAGGCTTCCTGGATCAGATATTGCACTTGCAGGCGCAGTTTTCGGATTCTCCCGGCCTCCTGCTCCATGCGGAGATAGTCATAGCGCAGCGCCTCTTTCTTGCTCTGGAACTTGACGCACTCGCCGTTTGGCAAAAGGCGCTCCGTCGGCATGTTGTGATACTTTCTCGTTTTTCTTCCGTGATCCGTCTCTCCCTGGTCTCTCGTCCATCGTCGTAGGGGCCGATCCTGTATCGGCCCGTTCCTCTTGTCCAGTGCCGTAGGGGCGGCTATCAGCCGCCCGGCTCCCCCATCCTCCGTCATTGCGAGGGCCGCGGGCCCGTGGCAATCCGCATCCCTGTTCCCCTCGTATTGGGCGGCCCCCCGACGCCCCGTGCCCCGTTCCCGCGCCATCTGTTCCTCGATCAGCCGCCGCATCCCCTCCGGGATTTCGCCCGGCCTGTCGTAGCTCAAACCGCCCATAGCGCCTTCTGCTCCGCCTCCTCCTGCTCCTGCACCAGCGTAAATAGATCTTTGTTTTCCTTGACCGGGTTCAGCATCAGCTCATTTGCCTTCTTGCAAAAGTCCCGTGAGATTTCAAAGCCATAACCGTTACGCCCTGTTTCGAGACACGCCCGCAGTGTTGACCCGCTTCCCGCACAGGGATCAATCACCACGTCCCCGGGATCTGTGAAAATGCGGATAAGCCGCGCAATCAGATTTACCGGCTTCTGCGTGGGATGGATCTTCGGGATCTCATTTCCATCCCGCACCCACTCCATCCAGTCAAAGACCATTTTCCCCTCATTGCGGAATTTCGGCAGTTTATCACGATACAGGAGGATCGCGTGTTCCGTCGCTCCCACAACGCGCATATTGGCCTTTAAAACCTGCGCCGAGTAATTCTTGATGATTGTCAGCGGAATGTTATGCTGGAACCCGTATTTCTGTGCCGTCTCAATCACCATCTGCTGCTGTTGAAAAGCGCAGAATACAATCATGCAGGGTGCTTGACCGGTTTCCTTCGGCTCCTTCTTCAAGAGACGATTGCAGAAGTGGAAATACTCCACGATGTTGAAATTGAAATCGCTGTTGAAGGCTGCTTTTCCAGCGAGTTTGCTTTCCCCGTTGGCGTTGTCGCCTCCCTTGTACCACATGGGATTGGAACCGTAAAAGTCTCGCCCAACATTGTAGGGTATGTCGGCTATCACGAGCTGCGCTTTCGGGATGTTGTATTTCCGAAAATTCTGAAAATTGTCGTTGTATAACTCTGCTTTCGTCATTCCCACTCCTCTTTTCCCTCCGGCAGCGCCCAGCGCTGGGAAAAGCCGGAAATGGCGCCTTTCAAACTCTGCGGCAGTGCGCGGATCTCCCGTTCCGATTCTGCCCGTGTCCGATAGGCCCGCTGCACGTTGCTGGCGACCACGCTGTTCACGGTTTCTGCGTCCATCTGGCTCCAGTCTCGCAGTTGATTCGGGCTTCCAACCAGTCTTTGCAGCTCCGGCGGAAGCGCCGAAAACTCTCCTCCGCTGTTGTGGGCGCTGTTGCAGATGGCCTTGTAGATCAGCCGCCATGCCTGCTCATCCGTCATGGCGTTTCCGGTTCTGAGCTTGTCCAATCTGGCCTTTACCGCGCCGATGGTCGGCGGAAATCCCTCTTTTTGGGAGGAGATAAGGGCTTTTACAGCCGCAAGCACTTCCTCCGCAGGATCGTCCGCGAAAAGCTCGGCCCATAGTTTCACGGTCGCAAGGGCCTCCGTCTCGTCTAATCCCCGCGCCCAGGATGGAAAGGCAGCTTTCAAAATCGCCATGACCTGCCCGGTCTCTTTAAGCGTCATCCAGTTTGCCCTCCATCACCAGTTTCGCAAAGACGTTTTCTCCGCCTTTCCTCTGCGTGGAGAAATTGCGCTGTGCCGGGGCCTTGTCCTGCTCCTTTGCGAGCCAGCCATTCACAAAACGCTTGATCCCGTTCCTGGTTTTTCGGTTTTTGGGGTTCGCGTCCAGCCATCCGAGCATGTTTCTAAGCTCCTGCATCACGTCAACCGCCGGATAGAGCGCACTCCACCCGTCAAAATCCGCCCGTGAAACGGGCCACGCGGAGCCGTCCAGCAGCGGAAGCGCCAAAATTGGCGGTTCCGCAGAAAGAATATCCTTCTCCTTCTCCTTCTCCTTCTCCTTCTCCTTCTCCTTCTCCTTTGCCTTCTCCTTTGCCTTCTCCTTTGCCTTCTCCTTTTCCTTTTCCTTTTCCTTGGTTACATCTGTATTCATTTGTATACTTCTGTATTCATCTGAATACATTTGTATAGGCGATTCTTGTCTCTCCCATCGCTTATTGATGTTACTGCGCAGTGTTTCGCATTTTTTCTGGTAGTTTCGCTTGTCTCTATCTATCTGCTCCTTCATCATCGGCCATACAAATTTCTCGTTCCCACGGAGCTCTGGCTCTGCGCCCGTCATACTGTACTCCAATAATGACGTGAACAGGCGCCCACGCTCCGCGTCGTTGAGCAGCGCAACCGACTTGAGATAGCTGTGATAGAGCATTACATACTCCATTGCCATGCTGTCACCGCCAATCAGAAAGGGAGATCGCCGTCATCCTCGTATTCGGAAAATGCGGGAGGCTCAATATTCACAGGTGCGGTAGGCGCATAAAACGTGCTTATCTGGTTGTCTCTGTTCTCGCTTCTCTTGGACTCGCCAAAATAAACACGGTCAGCAAGAACCTCCGCGCTTCTTCGCTTGTTCCCCTCCTTGTCCGTCCAGTCGCGGATCTGCAGACGCCCGATTACAACGGCCATCTGCCCCTTTGAAAAATACTTGCTTACGAACTCAGCCGTCCCGCGCCAGGCAACGATGTCGATGAAATCAGTCTGGCGTTCTTCGCCGTTGGCGGCATAGTCGCGTTCAACAGCCAAAGAGAAGGAAACAACGGCGTTTCCGCTTTGGGTGTGTCTCAGCTCGGGGTCACGGGTGAGACGGCCCATCAAAATGATCGAATTAAGCATAAAATATCAAGTTCTCCTCTAAAATTAAATATGTTTTCAGAAGGGCGGGCGGTTGCCCGCCCTTTCGAGATAATCAGCCAAAGATGTCCGTCTGCTCGTCGTCAGCGCCCTCGCCGGTTCCCTCTTCAGCAACAGGCTCAAACTCAACGTCCTGCGCGTCGGGCGGCGCAACCGGGGCCTTGGGAAGATCGACTTCATCCACGCCCATCTCGTCGGGGCTGTAGCATCCGCTGAGATCCGCCGGGAACGCCTCGCGCAGCGCATGGACAACAGCGACCTTGCGGATCATCGTCGCGGGCTTGCTCCCCCACATGGCATTGGGTTTCCCGTCCTTGAGCTGCACATACTCGTTGAAATTAACGGTGATGTAGAAGGGCTCTACCCAGCCGTCAATGAAGACCTCGGCCCAGCCGCCCAGGAGCGTTTCGCCGTCCAGGACGATCTCGCCCTTCCTGTCCTCGATCTTCCCGTCCAGGTTCAGGACCACAACGCCGGAGTTCATGCCCTTGTACTTCGGATTCTTCTGTGCTTTCTTTGTAAAGGCATCGCGCCCTACAACCATCGTGGCGTTGCTGCCATATTTAACCAGATAGGCGTCTCGCACAAAGGGGTTAAGTCCCTGGTGCTTGCAAAGCATCAAGAACATCATGGCCTCCTGGTCGTTTATATTGTTTGACGGGCAGATATATCGCTTGATGATGTCAATAGAGAGTTTGACGTTGCTCCCTGCAAAATCCTTATACTCGATCACGGATTCCTTTTTCGGCGCGGCAGGCGCAAGACTCTGCTTCGTTGTGCTTGGTGCTCTCACATTCCCGTTTGTTCTCATAATTGCGTCCTCCCTTAAATCTTGTGATATTCAATGCCATTGGCATTCATGTAATTTTTCAGGGCAACAAACTGCTCCCTCGTTCCCCGGATGGATAGCCGCGCCTCCAAAATGCGGACAGGCCGTTCAATGTCCTGCAAATTCATCGGGGGAGTTTCCTGCGCCTCCTCGGGCGCATTTCGAGGTTCCCGAAGCACTTGCGGCTCCTGCTTGGCTTTCTGCGCCTCTTTTTCGGCCTTCATGGCTTCCAGGCGGTTCTTTTTTTCTAAAACCGCTCGGATGTCGTGCGTTGCCGCATATTCCAGGAAAAGCGTGTCCTCAAATTCGCTGTTCAGGTTTTCGATAACGGTGAGATCCTTCATCCCGCTATCAATCGCCAGAATGATTTCCTTTTTTGCGTCCTCCTCGGCAAAAGTGACATTCGCCCAGCGCGGATTCTGAATAAAATCCCAGGGAAGATATTCCTCCATGCCGGAGATGCGTTCCTCGTAAACAGCTCGCAGCCGGGCCAGTTTTTCATCGGCCTTCTTCTGCTGAAATGCTTTTACCTGCAGATCAATATTTCCTGCAGCTTCATCGCACATGGCGGCAAGTTCCTTCGCCTGTTCCTTAAATCGCGTAAGCGGTGCGTTCCACTGCTTTTCTACGCTTTTCCGCTGCGCGTCGATGGCGTCCCGAACTTTTCGGATATTTGCCCGGTCCCCTTTTGCCTCCGCAATGGCGTCCTCGGACACTACAAGGCCCTTGTACGGAGCGAGCACTTCTTCCAGCCAAGCCCGCGTCTCCTCGTAATTGCAAGTGATCTCCTGCGGATTGATAACAGCCAGATCCGTGGTCACTTTAAAATCAAACTGCTGCATCTTTTCCTCCTTCGCAGTTTTTCTCTTTTGGTCTCCACGCCACGATCTTCGGCATGGCGGTGTTCTTCGTGCAATACATGACCCATTTGCCATTTACAAGGAAGTCCTCGTCCTCCTCGCCGTTATTCAGAAGCACGTCAACGATTTCGGAAAACTCGCATCCCGGCTCCCCCATCTGCTCCGGCTTGGCAAACGATACGTCGATCCAGTCGTTCATGGTCAAGCACTTTTCTCCTTTTTCTTGATCTCCTTCACTTTATAACCGGCTTTTTTCATCTGCTTTACCACTTCCTCCGGGTACGGCGTTGCTCTCACGCAGAGAACGCGCCCGTCCTTGCTGATCTGCTGCATCAAACTTCCTCCCCGCTATCCTCAACGATCCAGCCGGTGGCTGTTTTGTAGAGAACAATAACCGCGCATACGCCTATTCCGTAGCGCCAGAGGAAAGGAATCCCAAAGGACCAGCAGAATACAAATGTGCATCCGAAGATCAGCAGCAGGAGTCCCGCCGCCATCGAAAGCAGTGTAAACAGAAAACTCAAAACGTCACTCATTTCCAACCATTCCTTTCGTCCTCTCTCGCCGCAATAACGAGGCAGGACCAGATCATTGCCACAAAGAATACCGCCCCAACGAGTATGAGGCTGATGCCGATCCAAAGTTTCATGTCCTTGGCCTCCCGTTCCCGCCATATCTCTCCTCGTGTGGAATGAAATATGGCCCGCATACTTCCCGCAGCCGCCCGTCAGCTTTCACAAGCGTATATTCGCAATCGTCAGAATCGGCATTCCATATACTTACAAATTCCGCCCGCAGCGCGGAGAGGGCATCGACAAAGCGTTTCAGGTCATCTGGAGACGCGGAGAATACCTCTGCCGCAGCGATCTGCGAAAGATCCGCGTACCACTGTTCAGAAAAGGCGAAATCAATCTTGCGCTTTTCTTCATATTCTGCGCGGAGCTGTTCAGTCGCCGCCTTCAGCATCCGCATCATCCCATTCTGCTTCGGCATGTTCCTCCTCCCATTCTTTCAATGGCTCCAGCTCGTCCCATCCGCAGACGGGACAGCAATAAATCGTTTCATAATAGGGGCCTGGCAAGCCGTGACTATCTCGTATGATAACGGGCTTGTCAATGTGCGCCTTGCAATTAAGGCAGATCATTTCGTCCATGTGCCCCTGCTTTTATTCGTCGCCCCGCTCGTTGCTCAGTCCAAGCAGCCAGTCGGAAGAAACACCCATCGCCGCGCAGATCATTGCGACCATATCAGCCCTCGGGAGGCACCGCCTTCGCGTCCAGGCCCCAACCGTCGCTCTCTCAAAGCCGCAAACTCTCGCAAAAGCGGCGGCAGATCCGCATTCTTTTACGAGAATGGCGATCCTGTCATATACGCGGTCATAAAAATTGCCGGGCAGCAGCGGGCGCTCCATATCAATAAACCTCCGTCACGCTATATGTACGGGAGACCGGTGTTTCGTTCAGAATGCGTCGCAGGACGATCTCGACCTCCGCCAGTTTTGTTTCCGCCTGGATTCTGGCCTTCTGTTCCTCCTGGAACGCCCAAAACCAATAATCGGCGCTGTTGTCAACGCGGATTGGTTCAGCGATGCGGCGCATATCCGCCTCCATCCGCTTCTCCCGAAGCCTCTGCTCCACATATTCCCGGTTCAGGCGGGGATTGCTCGACGGTGCAATGCTCATTTTTTTGCTCCTTTCAGCCGAGCGGCGGTCCGTTTCCGCGCTCTGGCTTCAAAATAGTCATTTTCCATTTCCGCCTTTTTGATCTTGTCCTTCATCTCAAGGCGGAGACGATCTTCTTCAAGTCCGGTCGGACATTTTGCCCGGCACCCCGGCGTCCTGTTCTGGCATTGTTCCGGGCATAGTCTCTTCCCTCTCGGGAATAGATTCTCCATTCGTTTTCTGCTCCCCTGTTGTTTTTCTCTTATATGCCGTAATCCTGCGCAGGCTTACCGCCGGGCGCCAGCCGCATTTCTTGCAGCGGCTTTGATCTTCGCACAAGATGTATTCGTTATAGGGGCAGAGCAAGTCTTTTAACATGCTGTCACCTCTTATAGCGTCAGTTTCGCGGCTGGGCGCCGCCTGTTTTCAACGCAGTTCCAGAAATCTTCCTCCGCGCCAAGCAGCAGATCCATATCGTACTGGCATTCCTGGCGCTCATAGTAATAGTGTCGCAGCTCCGCATCCCCGCTCTGCCGGATCAGCAGCGCGTTCAGAATAGCGAAGGAAAAGCCGGTAGCGAGAAATTGGTGAAGGATCTGCGCATAATAGTGGTTCGGGATGCGCCCATCCCATTTTCGCCAGTCTGCGCGGCTTTGTAGGATGTGCTTCTTTGCCTCATAGATTCCGCGCTCTCCGCTCTCCTTCTCCGTCAGCTCCCCATCCAGCGTGGCAAAGAGCCAGGGTCGCTCCTCCTGGAACAGCATATCGAAGGGCCGGTGCGTCAGATCATATTCCGGGTGCAGAGCCTTAAAAAGCTCCCGGATCGGCCCTTCGGCCCTGTTCCCTTCCTCTACATAGTCCACTCCGCTGAGATCCTTTGCCTGGCGGAATCCGCATTTTTCTTCCCACAGCCTCACGGGATCGCTCCATCGGCTTACGCCGAAGATGGCAGCCGCCTCAGATGCGCCGATGCCGCGCCCCCGGTCTTTCAGCCAGCTCTCCCGGTCGCTGTGCTCCAGATACAAAAGTCCCATCTAAAATCCTTCCATCTTCTCTTGTCCGCTGATCTGCGCACGAAACGCTGTCCGGCGCGTCTCTTCTTCCAGGCAGTTGTTGCACACCGGTTTTGTGCAGTTGAGGCATCCCTGTACCTGCTCCGGCGTGTCTGCCGTCACCACAAATGCCACCGATAAGGTCCCGCAGGATCGCAAGCCGACATCGCTGATGCTCTCCGGCGACTCCCACGGACTCCTGGCCTTCCTTGCCGCGTCCAGAATGGTCATAGAACTCCCCTCTTTTAGATAAAGGCGGGCTTTCCGGCCTTCACGCGCATTTCATTCAGGGCGGAAAGCATTTCCTCGGTGCTGTACTGGTGCATCACCAATTCCTGCGCCCACTGGCTGCGGAAGAAATCTTCAATTTCCGCCGCATTCCATCTTCCGGGGTGATCCCGCGCTGTGTTGATCGCCTTGCCCTTTTCCATAATGTTCTTATAGTCATATAGAGCAAATGTGATAATGTTCAGCGCCAGAAGCCTCCGGGGGTCTATTTGCGGATCGTCATTAATAATGCCGCCCACCGGGATTTTATATGGCTCGCTTTGCGGCTTCTGCTCCAATGGATATTTCCGGCTCTTGATCGGTCCCTTTCTGGCCTTCTTCGTGCTTCTCTTCAAACGTATCACCTTCGATCTGAATAAAATCTCTTATCTCCTGGCAGCCCCAGCACCACATTGTCTTAATGTGGCCGATTTTGGTCTTCCGTTTCTTATAGGCGTCCATCCTGGCTCCGCACACGGGGCATTGGAAGTGACGCGGGTAGTTCCTTCGCCTGCTGCCGCTCAAGTTGCTCTCCAGATGGCGATGTTGTTGCCGCTCACCCTGCTCTGCCGCTTGCCGCAAGTCTCCACGAGGCCCGAGCGTTTAAGCTCCGTCAACCGGGGCGCCGTAAATGTGCGGCTTGAATAGGGGATCTTCCCCTCCATAAAGAGCCGGTCAGCCAACTCCTCCGCCGTGCTCGGGCCGTTGTCTACCAGCGCGTCATAAACCATCTGCCAGCGCCGCACCTTCTTGGGGATAATAAGCTCGTGGGCTTCGCGCCGCGTCTCTGTTGTCGTGCTCATTGGCGAACCTCCTTGTCCTCTGCCAGGCTTTCCAACCACAGGAGGAGTGGCTTTCGGAAAATGATGCGAAAATGCTTTCCGCCGGGCGCCTCTCCCGAGACAGACCATCCCTGACGCTCTCCAACGCCGCTGTCAATCAGGGCGCGGAGTTTTTCATAGGCTATTCCGATCCCGTAGGAGCGGAACAGTGTCATTGCCTCTTCAAATGTCATGGTCTCGACAACCTTCATATCCTTCTCCCTTCCATTTTCAGTCCTTTTTATCGGACTCAGTATTTGTTACGCTATCAGCGGAAACGAAATAGTCCAGCGTAACGCCGAAATAATCCGCTACAGTCTTCACTTTTCTCACGCCCGGATCGGATTGCTTCCATCCTCTGATCGTCGCATTTCCAAATCCGCACTCCTTTTCCAGACGGGAAATGCTGATTCCCCTTTCCCTGCAAAGAGCCTCGACCTTTTCAAAAATCATTCGCCCCCTCCTCTCAAATTTTATTTGAGAAGCCTCTTGACAGAACGTAGATTTTCCTCTAAAATGATTGGTGCCACCCAACATTCGCCAAGGGAACTCTCGTTTGTATTAGGCTTTTCTCTCTCAACAAGGCCCATTATACAGAGCGTTCTCTATCTTGTCAAGCCCTAAATTAGGGTTTTCTCAAAATTTTTAAGGAGGGCTCTATGGATACTGTGGCCGAAATCAAACGTATATGTAAAGAGAAAAACATAACGATTTCAAAACTGGAAAAAGACCTTGGCTTTTCAAATGGCTATATCAGTCAGCTTCGTCGCGGCGTGGTCCGTGCCGACAGGCTTTCCGCTATTGCCGACTATCTCGGAGTAAGCCTTGCTTCTCTTCTTGGTGAGGAAGAAACACAGCCGGAAGAGATTACTTCGCAGCCGAACAGCGATATGAATGAAATGCTGACCTCTATCAAAGAAAATCCTGGTATGCGTATTCTTTTTAACAAAGCCAAGAATGCTACACCGGAACAATTACTTGCCATCGCACAGATGATTGATACTTTCAAGCAAGGGGGCTGATCGTTACATTGACAGAAGGGGTTGACTATTTTATCCATCTGGTTGACTTCCCAAATTGTGCGAGTCCGATTTGTGTGACACCGAATGATGATGGGACATTCAGCGTCTACGCCAACGCCAGATATACGATTGAGCAAATAAAGCGGAGCCTTCCGCATGAGATTGTCCACATGATTTATAATCATTTCGGAGACGATAGGCAGATAGAAGAAATCGAAGCGGAGGCTGATGAATATGGAAAAGAATAATTGCGCACGCACGAGTTATAGCATTTACGAAAAATACTTGGATCTCTGCGAAAGCAGAGGTAAAGCGCCCTCTGTTGCTGCTATTGAGGCAGGAATCTCAAAATCACTTCCTTCAAAGTGGAAAAAAGACCCAAATGCAATTCCGAATGGCACCGTCCTGTTAAAACTATCTGCCTATTTTAATGTCCCAATGGAGTATTTTTGCTCAGACCAGATTGCCGGGGAAGCGCCTGCTCTCGCAACTGATGTAGAGCGGATCAGGATGGTTTGCAAATCAATGGGGATAAAAATAGCGAAATTGGAGCGAGACCTTCATTACGGGAACGGCTATTTAAACCCAAAGAAGATGGCATCTGTTTCCTCACAGCGGCTTTCGGAAATCGCTGATTATATCGGCGTTTCTGTTGATATGCTTTTAGGAAGAACAAAGTATTGTTCACAAGAAGCGCCAAACAATATATCTCTTGACACAATATGTAACTTAGACGACAGCGAGCTTTCCGAAGAAGAAAGAAAAGATCTTCTTGCTGATTTGAGGGATTTCTACGAGTTTAGGAAAAAACAGATCATTAATAAACGCAAAAAATGACATGGCAGAGGATAAGAATCAATTCTTGACGCTTGCTGAATACTTCAGTGTCTCAGAGGACTTAATGCGCGAGGCTATCCATTATTACAAGGAGCGATAGCGATTTATAATGTAGAAAAAAGTCAAGGACTTTTTTCTACAAATGAGTGTAACTCATTTGTAGGTTTAATCTTAAAACTGGAGGTGTAAATGAAGTATTGCAGGCAATGCGGCTCCCCCGCTCCAGATGATTCTCGTTTTTGCGAAAACTGTGGAACCCGTTTTTCGAGTTTCGTTTCTGTAAGCTCCGAAGAGCCTCGATCTGATTCCGCGTCCTCGGAAAAAGAAGCAGAGGAGCAGGCACAAGCGCCAAAAGAGACAAATGGCGCTGTAGAAATAAACAGTTCGGAGAGCAATAAGAAAAAGAAATTGGATTCCCTTGAAGAGATTTACAGTCTCGGCTATTTCAGCGAAACGGAATATAAAGCCAGAAAGCGGGATCTTCTCCGGGAGCAAACTCCAGCAGCACCTATACAGCAGTCAGTAACAACGGCAGAAAAAACCAGGAATACCGAGTCCGAGAAGGATAAGACAATTTCCAAACGCTCCGGGTGCCTTGTTCGAATCGTAATGATAATAGTGTTTTTGATCTTGCTTCGTGCTTGTTTTGGCGGCGAAAGCAGCAATTCATCCAGACCTTCCGAACATTACATCACAAACCAAGAAGCATTTTATGCCGCTCAAGAAATTGTTAAAGAGAATTTGAAGTCTCCGTCTACGGCCAAATTCTGCTCCTATAGCGAAGCCAAGATTCTTTACTTAGGGAACGGTCAGTATCAAGTTTCAGGATGGGTAGACGCGCAGAACAGTTTTGGAGCTATGCTTCGCAAGAATTTTGTCGCAACCTTTACGGAAATGAAAGACGCAAAAGGAGAGGTCGGTTTCAAGGGGGGGAAAGTCGTATTTAATGATTAACGCCAAGCGCATGATAGGAAAGCCGAAAGGAGGATTACTTTGAGCTGCATCAAATGCAAAAAGGATCTCCCCGAAGGCGCCGCCTTCTGTCCGTGGTGCGGGAAAAAGCAAGCCTTCTCTCCCCGCAGAAAGAGCCGAAGGCCCAACAAAACAGGAACGGTATATAAAAAAAGCGGGAATCGCGCCCGTCCCTGGGTCGCGTCCCGCTCCGGCGTCACCGTCGGCTATTTTGAGACAAAAAAAGAGGCCCTTGAAGCGCTGGAGCGTGTCTCCGGCAAGCGCCTCACGGACCGATATAATATGACGTTCTCACAAGTGTATGACGGATGGAAAAAGGAGCATTTCGAGGAAGTCGGCGATACTACCATAGCGCAGTACAAACGGGCATATGATGTTGCCGCGCCTTTGCATGATCGGCTTTTCCGGGAGCTTCGGACGCCCGACTTTCAGGCGGTCTTGGATGCGCAGAAGGATTTGGCAAAGTCTACTGTCGAGAAATTCAAGCAGCTTTTCACAAGTATGTCCGATTGGGCCATCCGCGAAGAGATCATAGAGACAAATTTTGCCTCCTATGCCAAGGCAAAGGGAGCCGACAGCAAGCCTCACCAACCGTTTACTGCGGAAGAGATCGAGAAGATCAAGGCGGAAGGGAGCGAGACGGCCCGAATCGTGCTCATGCTGCTTGCCACCGGTATGCGTATCTCCGAGCTTTTCGATCTCCCATTAGCGGATTACCACAAGGATTACGTGATCGGCGGCGAAAAAAGCGAGGAGGGACGAGAACGAATCATCCCGATCCGTGAGGAAGGCCGGGAGCATTTCGCCTATTTCGCTGCCAAAGCCAAAGTCATGCTGCTTGATGGATATACGGGCAACAAAAATGCGCCAAATTTTCGCAAGAGAAACTATTATTCCCTGCTGGATCGTCTCGGTATTGATAGGAATAAAACACCCCACAGCACCCGCACCACATACGCCACCCGTGCGGTAGACGAAGGGCTTTCGCCCGCCGTCGCGCAAAAAGTTCTCGGCCACGCAGATTTTGATACAACGCAGAAATATTATAACAAGCCGGACGCCGAATCCCTCGTCTCCGCCGTCACCGCAGCCGCTCAGAAAGAAAAACCGAAAGACACAAAAGGAAGACACAAAAGGCAGCGGCAGTAGTTTGGCAGTAATTGAGAGCAAATATAGAAAACTATTCAGCTAAAAAGTTGCGATATTCCACAAAAACTCCGCAATATTCCAATATATTGCACTATATTGTTACCGCAATCCTGCTTGACGTGCGAAGGGTCAGGGATTCGAGTTCCTTACCGTCCACCAAAAAAGTTACCGGAATCGCTTATTTTCAGCGATTCCGGTAACTTTTTACATATAAATTAAGGTATCTTATTTTCAGGCTACCTGTTCGTGTCAGTAGTTTGGCAGTAGTTTTACTCCGTTGCGATCTCCGACGCACAAGCGATATACCCAGCGGCGTCGATGTAACTGTCTTCCTTGAAGCGCCCAGATTTCAGCCGTGCAATCTTCATCAAGGCCATCATCATGCCGACCTCATGGGAACTGATCTGCCGATCCAGATACGCCGTCCAGAGTTTTGCGATTTCCTCGAAACTATGTTCCGGTGTCCCGTAGTCGTTTTCTCGATCCTGGCATACGCAGCCGATAGCCTTTTCGAGGCATTCTTTTCTTGTCATTTCTTGTTCTCCTCCTCAACAACTCGTTTTGCATCCGCCCATCGGGCTTCAAAGGATAGCTCCATCGGGATCGGAGCATGATTATAGGGACGAATCGGCAGAAATAGCGCATTTGTCAGTTTCTCGCGCCATGGCGTACCAAGCAGCCCCCCAAGATCTACCAGCGAGGTAAGCCGGATGAAGTCCATGCACATCTCCCGGTACGTCGCGTAATGATCGCTGACAACCGGGAGTGACGGCGCCGCATCGAGATAGAAGTAGCTCATTGCTATAAACTGTGGCAAAAGGCCCATATCTTCCGGCCCCTTATAACGAGAAGCCTGCTCCACATAGTAGATTGCCGCCTTGATATACGTCAACGCCTGCCGGAGCTCTGCATCAGCGGATCTTGAAAGCGATCCCTCCCTGTAACGCTGAATATGCACAGGCCAGTTCGTCTCATACATGCGGGTGGCAAACTCCGTAGACAGGGAATTAAACGCGAGATCTTCCGACATCGGCAAGTTTGGGAACAAAATTCCGTACTCTTCCAGGAATTTCTTCCGATAGAGCCGACCATGTACCCATGTTACGTGTTCGCGCCCCACCACTTGGAAATGACCGTTCTTCCCCTCGCGCATTGTTTTCCCGATGATGAAATCCGGCTCTTTGTCCAAAAACTCCCGGAAATTTGCGATAGCATTCGGCAGCAGATAATCATCCGCGTCCAGGAAGCAGATATAGGGAGAATGTGCCAGTTTCAGCCCCGTGTTGCGGGCATAGCCGACGCCTCGATTCTTCTGCAAGAGTGTGTCGTTGATGTAAAGCCCGTTTGGGCTGTTCATCAGATCATACAGGGCTATTCTTTGCGCAGAATCAAATCCGTCCTCAACCACAAGAACGTCAAAATGGTTGTCGGTTTGCAGTTCGAGGCTCTTGATTGTATTCCCGATAGTCGCTTCCGCTTTATAGGCCGGAATCACTACGGTGATATCATTGCTCATTTTCGTCCTCCTTTGGCAATTCCTTCTCCATCGCCCGCACCCGTTTCCGGTATTCCTTTTGCGCAGATCGACGTTTTTCCAGATTCTTGTTGTAGTCGCGCTCCCGCGCCTCCTTGACCCGTTCTGGATGTCGCTCCCGATATCGCGCAGCTCGCTTCCGCTGTTTCTCCTTTTTTACCTTCCTCGCATATTCGTCTGGTGTCAGCGCCACGTTCTCCTCCTTCCGGGTCAAAAAGACGGTTCCGAAGCGGGAAGCATTCGAGCAGCCCACTTTTCTCGTATTGCACCATATACCAACGGTGCGCGTGATTGATATAAACGATTGTAGCCTTTCGCTCCTGGCGCATGTTCATGGGGAAAGCCCCCTCTTGGCACCATCGAGGCAATCTGTAAATCGTCTCTCCTACTCTGATACTCATTCAAATAACCGTTCCTGCTCGTAGTCAGTGAAAAGACAGGTCTGTGAAGCGAAGTCTCTGAATCTCTCTTCCTGAAGATCGTAATACAGTTTGTCAATCTCACATCCGACGAAATCCAGATTCACTTCATAGGCAGCGATCCGGCTGCTCCCGCTTCCGAGATGCGTGTCCAAAATCCTGTAACCAGGCTTTGCAAACTGCATAAAAAGCCAGCGGTACAGGTCAACGGGCTTCTGCGTGGGATGGATTCGGATCTCGTTCAGGCGTTTATCTCCCTGCTGTACCGTTCCTTCTGATATGCTTTTCCCCTGCATCATGCCCCGCCACATAAAGCGGAACATATCAACGCGGGTCGTCTGACTGTTGTATGCAATCTCGCAATCGGATTGATCAGTCCCATCATTGCACTTGTCCCAAATTATTCGGCCTGGACCGAATCGCTCCTCAGTGTAGTAGTTGACGCCCCAAACAATCTGATGTTTGCTCACGCGCTGGAGCTCCGCAAAATACTCATGCCCCGGAACAGCAGAATCCCATCCACGCTTCTCATAGCCGCCGTCGGCGACATATAGTTTTGTTCCGTTCTTCTGCTTGACCCATTGACTCCTTTTTTTCCCGCCGTCTTCGCCCCTGGCATAGGGAGGATCAACGATGGCCAGGTCAAAGAATTTGTCTGGATATCGGGCCATGACCGCCATGCAATCCTCGTTATATGCAATACTCTCTGCCATTACCCACGCTTTCCAGGCCGAAGCCTCGCTATCACACGCTTTTTGATAGACTCCTTCTGCTCGGGGACGACCTGGGCCCGGAATGCAGCCGAACCCGTGTCGGAAAGAGCCGGATGGAGGTCAAACGCATACTGGCGCGGCGTCAAATCGTCCAGTTCCCACGCCTCGCACACCGCCGACACCGCATTGATGCGTGGTGAATAACGGGTGCATATAGAAACTCCGCTTTCATCCGCCAGTTTTGCATATTTGCAGTTTAAACAGGCACGATTCTGTATCACCATAGCACGACCCCCTCAATCTCTGCTCTGATTTCCAGGACGTTAAGGTAATTCCCCATCGCGGACCGCTGCGCTCTGAGAAGTTCAATCGGGCAGTTCAGCGTGAAATCAAGGGTCCCGTCATAATATCTGTCGATAATGGCGTCCAGTTTCTTGATCCGCTCTTCAAGTTCTCGGTATTCGGCTGCCATCCGTTCTTTATAGGCTTCCATATTCAATCCTCCCTCGGTAATAGTCCGATCTTCTTGCAGAGAGCCACTTCCCGCTGATAGATCGGAGCGCGATACCACTCCAAAACAGTTTTCAGCGCCCTCCGAAGCTCGTAGTCATAGCGGCCAGCTTGGTCGCATTGATCCGCCGCGTCTATCCCGGCGATTGCACGCTCCATCACGCAAATGGGTATGATTTCGTTGTGATTTGTATATTTTATTTGCAACCTGTGTCCTCCTCTATGCAGAAAATTGAATCAATAGATTGGCTTCGCCCAATTTCTTCCAGGATTTCTAAAGCGTCCTTAAAGGCTCCTGATGGATTTGTTGCACTCACTCCAAAATGATCCAGAGTCCCAGATAGTTTATGAATCTGCGCTATAAGTTGTTGCGCTGCATGTTGACGGAACTCTTCTCTTGTTTCTGGCGCATAGTCGCAATTTGGGCAGAACAGTTTAACCCCTTTTGCCAATTGTCCATCAGGACCATATAATTGCTCGGCTTCTAATTCTGATCCGCAATAGGGGCACTTTAGTTCGCTGGCAATGAGTTTGGCTTCCATTCTGACTACCTCCCGCTGCTGCCGAAGCCGTTATCCCCCCTGTCGCTCTCGCTCAATTCGCCCACAACCTCAAGCGGCGGCGCAAGGTACGGCTGAATGACAAGCTGGGCGATTTTATCTCCCGGAAGAAAAACATGACCGGCGGAGCCGAAATTATAGAGTTTCACAACGATGCTACCCCTGTACGGCTCGTCTATCGTACCGCCAAGGCTCACAACACCGCTTTTGACGTTCAGCCCGCTCTTGCTTTCGATCTTCCCGTAGTAGCCGCGCGGAAGCTCAATATGAACGCCAGTATC